AGTGTGCCTAAAGTAAAACTCATGTTGTCACCGAAACCTCGCCAACACCAGTGCTGACAGAAAATGTTGTTAGTACACTACCCAATTTACCGTCACCAACATTGGTATAAACCAAAAAAGTTGAATTATCGTCTGCTGTATCTGGCCTAGGGTCTTTTACTGCTTGAGGGTCCACAGCGGATGGTTTTGGTTGTAGTTGAGGATGTTTTGCGTCCCATTGGTCTGGGCCAACTAACAAGCCATCCCAAGTTTTACGCATATCGCGTAACTTGTACCTAAAGCCAGATATATCGCAGATACCGTATGAATATTTACCAGATGCAAAAGCCATTATGCGTTATTGTAATCCCTCAAGTTTGGTGTAATGTGAAATGATGCTCTATCCTCATCTGTGGACATAGCTCTTTGGAACTCCTCTTCATATAAACCTTTTAGCAAACCTGTTCTCTCTGGAGCTCTTTTTAAAGATATGTAGTAAGCAAGGCCTGCTGCAAGACATGGATAAAACCTAAAAGGCATATCTAATGTATTTGCACCTGCGTCTGCGTCGTCCATTCTTGTTAAGACGTTCATGTGCACAACGTAAGTGCTAGATTTATCTGGTGTGGGCCATACTTTTATTGTTGGAGTTGTTTGCTTATTTATAAAATACTGATTTGGCTTACCTGTGCTAGATTTTGTAGTTATATGTGAATATTCAGCTCTACTTATTTTTGTCATTGGTAAATCAGTAGTCTCAGTGCCGACAGTCTCTCGGATAAATACATCTAAAACATCTATTGGTGCTGTAGCATTGGTGCTATCAATATTATAAGTGGCTGAATCTTTAACCATATCAACGGTTTTTTCTTTTATTGTCCATTGATTCAAGCCGCGGTTTGCCCACTCTGCAAGCATAAGATTTAAACTTCTACTAGCGCTTTTAAGATCATAACCAGTTCTGAGCTCTAACCCACAACGTTCGAACGCCTCCTCGACGTAATCAGCTACGTCAAGTTCAAAGTCTTTACTTCCAGATAATGCCATAATTACTCTCTATCTTCCTCTTGAGCGTATAAATTGTCAAATGTTATAGCTGGGTCTGTATAACTTTCATGTGCCTCAGCAGAGTGCACCCATTGACTTGGTGAAAAATCTGGTGCTCCCTCACCCGTTCTCCATAGCGCTGGATTAGTTGCTCTAACTCTATTGTTAGGCAAAGCAACAAAATTACCTGTATATTCACCTGCGTCTGTTAGATATAAAACATGGCTTTGTTTATGTTGTGCAGGATCATCTGCTATTGAATGTTCAGTGTAGTCAACCGTAAACATGTATTTACCTAAATAAAATTCGCCACCTATTTTGCAATACCAAGGACTTGAGCTAACTCTGTCCAGTGTAACCACGCTATGGTGGTGACTAAGACAGTCCCAAGGTTGTGCTAAATGATCTTCCATGGCTGTTGGCCATTCTGGTAATGGTATATCGCCTACAAGCGCTTGTATTGGCATGCGGGCCCACATAGCTCCACCATGTACGTTTTCGTCGGGATAACCTTCAAAATCAGTTTCACAACCAGTGAAAACAACTTGAAAGGACAAAGATCTGTCGGGAATTGTATTGACTGCAAACGCCAAGGCATGCAAATACTCACCATGACCATGTTGATGATTAGTTGTAAACTCTTTTCTTACCCAGCATTTAAACTGCGGGATATTTGATATTAAATACGCCACCTTATTTAATAAAAAAGTTTACCTTTTTCCGCCTTTAGCTGAGTATTTGGTACCTTTCATAGCGCCGCCCATAGATCTACCTTTGGTTTTTTTCATAGCACCGCCTCTAGCCATACCTTTGGTGCCTTTTAGCACATTAGCTTGACCTTGAGCTCTAGTACCGCCGCCCATAAGTGCTGACATGACTGATCCAGGCATATTGCTCATACCAGGATTAGCCTGCATTTCACTTCTTAGTGCAGCACCACCTTTAGCCATACCTTTAGTGCTTTTCATACCACCACCGCCAGCTCTATATTTGGTTCCTTTCATACCACCACCGCCAGCACGATATTTAGTTTTCTTCATACCGCCGCCACCAGCTCTGTATTTAGTTCCTTTCATTTTTATCTCCTTCCAAACAATCCCATGCTTGAATTTATAGTTATCTTACCACCTTTTGCGGCAAAAGTTTTTACATTTGTTGGTTTACCACCAACGCCTTGTTTTTTAGCTCTTTTTCTTGAAACCGCAGATTTAATCTGTGATTTCGTCATTCTGTTTGCTTTTGCAGAGGGCACACATTTTGGATATTTTCTTTTGGCATCTGCTTTTTGTTTAGATCTGCCACATTTTTTAAATCCACCACCTTTTTTTGGTGCGCCTATGTCGACCCAATCTTGCTTAAACCACTCAGTCAATCCGCCTTTACTTTTTGCCATGTGCTTTCCTAATTTGGTTTTTTCCACGCTTAAACACGTTAGCTATTCCTGTTTTACCCATAACCTTAGCTCTTTGTTCTCCTACGGTTAGAATTTGTATTTTTCTAGCATAAGATTTTTTTATTCGTTTAACCTTGTTTACAGTTGCATTTGCGTCCTTCATTGTTGCAAATTTTATTCTTACTGTATCTTTAGGGTTTTCGTCCGTGTAAAGACGTCTACCACTACCTTTTGGTTTTTTGCCTGTACCTACTTTCGGATCTTTTTTTCTTTTCATTTTTTTCTTTTGTACTTAGCGCTTTTGCGTTTTGTACCATCTGCTCGTTTTATAAGGCCTCTAGCCTTTGCTGAGGCACGTTCACTAAAACCAAGTTTTTTACCTTGTCTTAGCTTTCGTCTTATCGTGCTACCTTTTGCTACCATTAACGAGGTATTCTTGTTTTTTTACGTTTAGAATCCATCATGGCTCCACAACCACGGCCTTGAACCATAGTTACAGATCCGCCATTTCGCATGAATCCCATTTTGTTTCTTACTTTTTTTGGTAGTTTTGGCAAACCTTTGTTATCAGCAGGTATAGGTTTTAAACTCATTTCACCACCCTCTGCTTTTTTTGCACCTTTGTACTTGCCGCCCATTCTTTTATATTCTTGAACCATATAACTATTTGCATAAGCACTCGGATAAACTTTAAATTTTCTCTTAGCTTTTGCTTTGGCTCTTGCATATATAGATGGGTTAGCTACGTTAGCTGGTGTTTTAGATTTAGTGCCACCACCTTTTTTAAATTTTAAAGTACCTAAAGTTTTCGCTTGTTTAGCATGCAGATTACTTGCTTTTTTTAAACCTTTAATTACTTTATTTACTTTTTTCTTTTGTGTTTTCTTAGTCATTTAACATTTCCACCTTCTTCTTGCTTGCCTAATTCTTGAATTAGGATTGTTTCTTGTTTTTGCTGAACTTTTTTTAAGTTGTCCTAGAGATCTAGCGCAAAAAGATTTACGTCTTTTTGCTGCTTTACTGCCTCTTTTAACCTTACCTGTTACAGCTGTTTTAAGTTTAGATCCTGGATTTTTTTTACGATATGCAGCAACACCCTTTTTTGTCATACCAGCACCCTGCTTGGTAGGGCGGTAATTACCGCCTTTACCAATAGTGCGTCGAACTTGTTTAGCTCGACGCTTGGGTTTGCTAGCAGCCATTAGCCGTAGTTTTTGCTCAAAATCAAAATGATTGAGTAAGCATCGCCATTTGAATGACCTACCGTAGTAAAGTCAATATCACCTGTTACGCCCGAACCTGCATTGTTTGGTATTCCAGTAAACTGGTCAAAGTATTCATCACCGCTACTATCAGCTGGCAAGGTCACTGCTAAAACATTGGTTGTTGCGTCAAACTCTAAGTCTACGCCCATACCTCTGCAAAACCAGTGGATTCTACTTATCGATACACCAGAACAAGCTCTACCTTTGCTATCAGATTTTAATGCCGAAACATCAACTTTTTTAACAGAGGATTCGCCTGTGCCGTCAGATTCATTAGTAAATTTAAGTATGGCAAGCCTCTCACCATCTTGTATGGTTTGTGAGGTTACTGTATCAGCCATTATCTACTCCTATAATTCTGTTACTGCTGTACGTTCTTTGTAAGCACCAACATAATCAACACTTAATGTTTTTGCAGCAGCAGCACCATTTTGTATGCCAAATGAAAGTGTAAGCTCTTCATCATCTGGAGCATTAGTGCTAACAACTGTACCTGCTAAAACATTGTTTTGAAACACATGAAACTTTTGATCTCTTGGATCATAAATAAAACCAAGTGTCATAAAAGTATCATCTGCTAAAGAGTTTGGTAATGTTAATGTTGACTGTGTGCTGTCTTTTTCAACGATAAAGCTAATTGTTGCAGCTCCATCTTCTTTTAAAAAAAACACTCCGTCTGTCACATCTAATGGTGTTGTGTCAGTTAATTGTAAACCAGCAACAATATCAGATTGTGTAGCATCATTTGTCTTAAATCTGATATGGAAACCTATTTGTTTGCCTGCCTCATATTTAAAACCCTCTTTTACAAGCTGAAAAAAGTCATGGTCGTTATCG